GCGAGACGTACACAGGCAGCGGTACGGTTATTGCGGTGGCCATCCCGGATATTGAGTCCTTTAACCGCATTTGGGCAAACAATCCCCTAAACATCGTTTCCGCGAACGAGTACGAGTTCTATGTGGACTTCGATGGGGCGCACGTCATTAACAACTACAGTAGCCTTGACGGCTTCTGGGTTGGGTTTATTAAGGCTTCTGGCGTACCATTTACGGTAAACTCCACGGACATCCCAGACGAGTATTTCCAGTATGTGGCTCATGCCGCTTATGCCGACTTCCTTCGGATGGATGGACAGATTGAAAAGGCTATGGCGGAAGAGCAGGTTGCCCAGCAATACCTAATGATAGAATTGGAAAAGGCAGAGACACAGAGGAACAACAACTCGCTTTACCGGCGCATTTCAACATACATCTCACGTCAATCACGTTAATTTATGGCTAATACATTTTCAGTTAATCTTTACCCAGTCCCAACGCCGGGGGAGACCGACCAGCGGCTTACGGTGTCAACTGCTGCCGTGAGCTTTGCGTCCACGTTCTACAACGAGAACACCAAGTTTGTTTTTGTTGATGTCCAGGGTGCCGACATTATGGTTACGTTTGATGGCTCCACGCCAACGTCCACTAATGGGCACATGCTTAAGAGCGGCTACAACGACTTTTGGTCTGCTCGTCGGGCTGATGCGGCTAAGATGATCCGCGCTGCCAGCACAGATGCTGCTGTTCAGGCTTCACCCTTTACCGTCTAAAGATCATGGCTAACGCACGCATCGTAAATACACCGTCTCAGGCGATTGCCCAGAACGGTACCATTCACAGGCAGAACACAATTGGGGCTGCTGCGGAGAACGTACTTAATTGGTCGCTAAATAGCGGCACAACCCATGTTCTTGTTCAGATTGGTGGGGCGGATGTTCGCGTTACCTTTGACGGAGTGACAGACCCAACGGCGAGCATTGGTTTCCGTATGCCTTCTGGAAGTTCAGCGTATTGGACGCGGCAAATGGTTACAACAGCAAAGGCCATTCGTGAGGCATCAACTGATGCCGTAATTGAGGCACAAGAGCTTAACTACCTGTAAAATGGACGTCTTTAAAACCCTGCTGCTGGACACGCCTGACTCGCTTAATGCGATTACGGGCACGTTGCAAATTGCCAACGGCGGCACGGGCGCGACTAGCGCGGCTGGGGCGCGAGACAACCTATTGCCCGATTATACGGGTAATGTGGGCAAGGTGCTTACCGTTAATGCGGGAGCCACGGATGTTGAGTGGACAACCAATGGTGCGGGAACGGTTACGAGCGTAGACGTTTCCGGCGGAACGACTGGGCTTACGACCAGTGGCGGGCCGGTCACAAGTTCTGGCACCATTACGCTGGCTGGTACCTTGGCGGTTGCCAATGGCGGCACGGGGATTACAAGTTTGGGGTCTGGTGTTGCAACGTTCCTTGGTACGCCTTCATCGGCCAATCTGGCGGCGGCAGTTACGGACGAGACCGGCACGGGTGCGCTTGTCTTTGCCAGCAGCCCAACGCTGGTCACTCCGGCCTTGGGTGCAGCTACCGCAACCTCGCTCACGGTCAACGACAACACGACCCTCGGCAGCAGCAACTCGGACACGGTCAATTTCAACGCTCGCGTAGCGTCTGACATCAATCCGTCAACCGACAACACCTACGACCTCGGCGTGACCGGCCACGAGTGGCGCAACCTGAACATCGACGGGACCGCGAACATTGATTCGCTCGTGGCGGACACTGCGGACATCAACGGCGGGACGATTAACGCGACGGCCATCGGTGGCAGCACGGCGGCGGCGGGCGCGTTTACCACGCTCGGCAGCAGCAGCACGACGACGCTCAACGGCACGACAATTCCAGCAAGCAAGACCCTTGTGGTCACAACGGACAAACTGAGTGCGCTCGCCGCGACAACTTCCGCCGAGCTTGCTGGAGTAATCAGCGACGAAACCGGCACAGGTGCGCTTGTGTTTGCCAACAGCCCGACGTTGGTAACGCCTGCTCTGGGTACTCCTGCTTCTGGCGTTGTTACGAATCTGACGGGAACCGCGTCGATCAACATCAATGGGACGGTGGGCGCAACTACCCCGAGCACCGTAGCCGCAACTACGCTCTCCGCTTCAGGCGCGTCCACGTTCACAAACTCTGCGCCGAGCGTGATCGGTGGTCTCGGATTCCGCAATCGAATCATCAACGGCGATATGCGGATTGACCAGCGGAACGAAGGGGCGAGCGTTTCGGTCTCCACTGGGGCACAGCCTTATGGTGTTGATAGGTGGAACGGACAGGGAACAGCAGCGGCAGGCGTGTTTTCTCTGCAACGAAGCACAAGCACACCACCAGCAGGCTTCACCAACTTTACTCGAATCACGACGACCACAGCCGACGCGTCTCCGGCTGCGGGTTCGGTTTATAATTTCCGGCACCAAATAGAGGGAAATAATTTGCAAGATTTTCAGTTTGGGGCAGCAACAGCGAAGACCGTCACAATTTCTTTTTGGGTAAGGTCATCTCTAACAGGGACATTCTCTGGTGCATTTTCTAATAGTGCGTTTAACCGTGGATATCCATTTACATACGCCATATCCGTTGCGAACACATGGGAGCAAAAGTCTATTGCCATTGCCGGAGATACAACCGGGACGTGGCTCACTGATAGCGGCATCGGTTTGCGCGTATATTTTGACCTCGGCTCTGGCTCAACTTATCGAGGTACCGCTGGAGCGTGGGCAGCTTCCGGCCTTATCGGCGCTACTTCTGCTGTTCGCGTTATCTCTACACTTTCCGCGACCTTCGATCTCACCGGCGTCCAGCTCGAAATCGGCAACGCCGCGACCGAGTTTGAGCGCAGACCGTACGGGTTTGAACTTTCTTTGTGTCAGCGGTACGCCCGAATCTTCCGATCCGATGCGGGCAACGCCTGCATTCTGCCGGGATACGTTTTGGCAAACGCGACGACTGGCGGATATGGGCCGGTCCACATTCCGGTGACCATGCGAATCGTTCCCGCGCTCACCGTCTCCGCGACTGCCGACCTGTCGCTCGACACATCCGGCTCTGCCGCCGCGCTCACCTCTGTCGGTATTTACGGAGGGTTCACCACCGACTCGGGTTCTGTGTTCATTCAGGCGGCCGTCGCGGCGGGACTGACCTCGGGACAAACCTATATGCTGAAGGTCAACACCGGCACCGGAAAATGGGCACTCCTAAGCGCAGAACTCTGATGTCTGACACCAACTGGCGATCCTACTACGGCGACAACCCCGACACGTCGGGCTTTGTGAATCCGCCGAATCCGCAGGACTACGACGACATCCTGAAGTTTTCGGACTGCACGAACGTGCTCGTTACCGGCAAGGAAGTCGCCGCTGGCACAGAGAACTGCGTTGATGCGGTGCGCGGGTCGAACTACGAGTGGCGGGCGTGCTCGCTGGCGTCAGGCGCAGGCGTGTCCGCTGCGACGATCAAGGGGTCTATCGAAGGCTGGCGGTTCATTGGCTGCACCATTGGACGCGGGAAGCAGACCGAGATTGAGCTGGGTCAGTTCGACAACTATTGGACGCCGGGGCGCAAGCCGACGCGGAGCGGGCTGATCAAGGCATGCGTGTCGGAGGACGGCTCACCCATCCGCGTGACCTGCTGGAATGCGGACAAGCCGGAGGTTATCGCCAGCAAAGTGAAGATTCGGCAAATCCCGTGGATCATTTGGTTCCCCTACTTCTGCTGGCGTTATTTGACGACGCGCAAGGGTTGATATGCTCGGCTTCCTTTCATCTGCACTCGGCGGCACGATTCTCGGAAAGGTTCTGAGCTTTGGGGACAAGTGGTTTGAGAGCTACACGCACCGCAAGAACACCGAGGTGGACATCCTGAAGGCGAAGGCGTTGTCAGAGCTGAAGATCAAGGAGGAAGAGCTAAAGGCGTTTACGACTTCACAGCAGTCGGCCAACGAGGATTCCGTGGGCATCCCGGCGCAGGCAGCACCTTGGGCGGCAAATCTTGCCGTGGTGGTTGATTCGTTCCGCCGGTTTACGCGCCCAGCTCTAACATGGGCACTGGCTGTCGTCATTTCGCTTCTCGCGTTTCGTGGTAATCTGGACCCCGTGACCCGCGCCGCCCTAGTGTCCGATTTGGTGTTTACCGCTGCGACTGCGCTCACATGGTGGTTTGGATCACGGCCTAAGACCGTTTCTACCAAATGAACGACAATTTACAGCCAATGAAAATTTTTGCCGCTAATTTGTTTAGCTGGTCTACGACGCTTGCTAGTATGCAGATGGTTACGGATGTACTGCACATCTTCGCGCTTGTAGCGTCTTTGGCGGTTAGCGTGGTCTCCTGCTGGTGGATTATCAAGCAGGCCAACAACTTGGACAGGATTCGGCAGAAGGAAAGCAAGGAACCAGAAGAAGACGCCAATTTGTAAGGAACCAACATTGAGCCCTAAACCCGCCCATTGCCCTTTAAACGCCCATTAAAGCCCTTTTAAGAGGTTTTCTCCTCAAACCGCTACCATGCCCCTAAACCCCCGCAAATTGCCCTGTAATAGCCCCAGACGGGACGTTAAGGGTGGCAAGAAGTTTGTGGTGAAGGGTTGCCAAGGGGGTCAGGAGCGCGTCGTCCGGTTTGGTGATGCTAACATGACCATCAAGAAATCAATCCCTGCCCGCAAGAAAAGTTACTGCGCTAGATCTGGCGGGATTAAGGGAACAAGCAACAAACTTAGCGCAAACTACTGGAGCCGAAAGGCTTGGAACTGTTAATATGAAATACGGTAAAACTGAAGGCAAAGGAAACTACAAGTCTGCTAAGCAGAAGATGCGTTACGAGAATGGCGGCAAGCGCAAGAAGTGCAAGTGAAACGCTCTACCGTCAACTCGGCGGGCGTTTACACGAAGCCTACCATGCGTAAGCGGCTGTTCCAAGCCGTCAAGTCTGGATCAAAGGGCGGTCGCCCCGGCCAATGGTCGGCGCGTAAGGCCCAGCTTCTAGCCATGAAGTACAAGAAGGCTGGCGGGGGCTACACTACGTCCAAATGAAACCCCAACAGCGTCTAAATGAAACCCCAACAGCGTAGCCTACGAGACTGGTCTAGGCAGGCATGGCGTACCAACTCGGGCAAACCCAGCCTTAAAACTGGCGAACGCTACCTCCCAGACGCCGCGTGGAAGTCCATGACTGCCGCCGAAAAGAGCGCAACCAACCGCGCCAAGCGCAAGGGAATGAAGGCTGGTAAGCAGTTTGTTCCGCAACCTAAAGCCATTGCCAAGAAAACAGCAAGGTATCGGTAATCTGCCACGGTGAAGCTAATTCTTAGGCTATACTAAAAACATGCCGAGGTACAGCAACTATGGTTCCCTTGACAACGTTATGGTTGACGAGGGGGATGTCGCGTTTAATCGCGTAAATGCGCGGCTTCGTCCAGACCAGCTTCAGCCTGGAGAGATAGCGTACTCGTCCAATGGGCGCATGGATCTTGGTGGGGCATGGCAACCGCGCAAGGGCATCACCAACTTCGACACGGAAATTACGACTAATACGGCTGCGCTGCGACTGCCGTTCTATCTGTATGCCAATACGACCGCCAGCTCGATTAGCCGAGCCGGAAATGTGATTACCATTAACTTTGCTACCGCGCATCCGTTTGTAACGGCTACCCTTGCGCGTATTTCTGGCATTACTGGCCTTACGCCCGATCCAAACGGGAACCGCCCGATTACGGTAGTTACCTCGACCCAAATTACAATTACCGTTGTGGGTCTTTCTGGCAGCATTGCCGGAACAGCGGTTGTTGGCTCCCCCCGTCTTGAGGATGACGCTGTAAACGCTGTTTATGGCTCATGCCTTTTTTCCGATCCAAACACGAATAACACGGAGTACATCGTCATTGCTACAAACGGGTTTGCTTACGCAATCAAGTTGTCCGATGGATCAGAAACTGAAATTGACTACCCCGCTGGCGTAAGCATTTCGGCTGACGTTGGGATGCTTCAGGCGTTTGATAAGGTTTTTATCTTCCGGGATGGGTTAACTGCCTTGCAATGGAACGGGGTTCTTACTGGAACTCCCGCCTTTGTCCTAGTGGAAAACGGCGCATACGCGCAACCCGCGTATTTGGATGCAAACAACAATACCGTCATTTCAGACGGTCTCGTAACCGTCAGTGAGACGGCACACGGGGTTACTGTTGGAGAGCGTGTTTACGTCATTGACAAGGGGTCTTCTTCATTGGTGGAGAACACCGTTGGGTATGTTGTTGCTACGGTTCCAAACGCAAACAGCTTCACCTTCTTTGCTGCCGTTACCGACCTTGGGGCGCATAAGGTGGTTTACAGCCGCAGGATTTCCACGGGCACCGGGTTTAGCCACATGCCTGCCCCGCCGTTTGCCATTTACCACCAGCGGCGTCTGTGGATGCCGTACCTGTACACGATGGCTGGAAGCTCTGGCTCCCCAACGATTACAAACCGTGGGATTACGGACGAGATTATTGCGTCCGACATCCTAGATACCAACACCTACGACCAAATTTACGCCAACTACCGCATCGCGTCGGGCGGCGCAGACTTCGTGGTGGCTATCCAGCCTTTCACCGAGGACAACCTCGTAATCTTCAATCGGAATACCATCCACCTTGTGCGTGGCGTCAGTGGAGACCTAGCCGCAACTGTGGTGCAGGAGATTACCCGTGAAGTGGGCTGCTTGGCCCGCAAGTCGGTTGTGCAGGTGGGCAATCAGATTCTTTTTCTTTCGGACAACGGCGTTTACGCCATGACATTTGAAGACTTATACAACCTGCGCGGTGCATCAATTCCGCTGTCCGAATCAATTAACCCGATCATCAAGCAGATCAACCCAGAGTACGCCAAGAACGCCGTAGCCATCTACCACGACAACCGTTACTACCTTTCAATTCCAATTGGCTCCTCCACGGAAAACAACGCCATTATTGTTTACAACTTCCTGACCCAAGGGTGGGAGTCTGTTGATACGGTTGACACACCGAACTGGAATGTGCGTAACCTTATCCGTGCTGGAGCCGATTCCTTGAACAAGCTGTACGCCGTGAACTCCTTTGGGGGCATCCACGTCATTGATGACCGCGATGACGACAACGACGTGATTATTAATCAGGTGAGCTTTCCAGCTACCCCGCACGACATTGTTTCCTACGTTACCACCCGGCAATACACCGCTGGGACAATGGACCGCAAGCGTTACAACTCCTTTGAGCTTCAGCTTGAAAGCTCCGAGAGTAACGAGTCCGACGCAACCATTAGCCTTGAGACGGAGAACCCGGACTCGGTTGAAGCCCTTGACTCGGTTAGCACCCTTCTGGGCGAGAAGCTGGCTGTGGCGGAAGATGCGTCGATACGAGGACGGTGCAACAACGTGCGCGGGTACGGGGCGCAGTTCACCATTTCGCCCACTCAGGGCAGGCCCAAGATTAGGGCACTTAAGCTAACCTCTCAGCTCACCGATCTTACGATTAGTTCTAAGCAGTAAACGTGGTAAAATACGACAATGCCAATTCTTGTAACAGGTAACACATACGCCGCTAACGATCAGGTTACATCGACCAATCTTAACGCCGCTGTTAACAGCGCGACATTTGCATCTGGTGCGGTTGATAACGTTAGCACGCAGCTTTCTGGAAGCGGGCAGATCATTGTTAAGGACAGCGGCGTTTCCCCGCAGAAGCTGGACTCCACTGCGTCTTACACGGTGGGCTCCCTGACCGCTACCTCAGCAATTGCCACAAGCATTATTACAGCTGCGCTGCTGCGCCTTACGCCAGAAACGACCTACACGACTTCCGGTACGATTGCACTGAACCTGTCTGTTGCAAGCAATGCCCGCATCCTGCTGACGGGCGATTCCACCTTTACGGTTGCTGGTCAGGCTGCTGGCACGGTAAACATTTTTGCTCTTAAGAACAACAAGAGTCCAGCGGGCAGCATTAACATGACGTGGCCAGCTTGGCAGACCGCTGGTGGCTCCTTCCCGGCAACGCTCACCGCCGGTCAGGCGATGGTCTTTGTCCTCTATTCCTACGGCACAAGCCTCAGCGACGTTTACGCCGTCTCATCCATCTAATGAATGTCAGCCATAGCCGAAGCAATCAAGTTGTATGGGCCTGATTTCCCTAGAGTTCATGGGCTTTATCTGGAGCACGGGTACTGCTATTCAGAGCCAGCCGTCCTCGCTTTGGCCCGTCCCTGCATTCAATCTGATTACAAACGCTGGGTTGGCCCTGAAGAAGCTGATGCTTGGTGGGTTGAGCTGGTTGTTGGCCCGCTCGGTTTGGCTACGCTATACTCCCACATCCCGTTCCCGCTTCCCAAAATTGGCTGGGCTCGGGAGTTCAACGGCAAGCCGACGCCGCGTTTTTACAACTTCAGCAAACTAAAGACAGTCATTAACACTTTCTAAGCCATGGGTTCACGAGTAACAATGCCTTCCGCCCCGCCGCCCCCGGCTCAAGTTGATCCCGGCCAGTCGTCGTTGGACTTCATCCGTGGCATGGCGAACCCGGAGCTTCAGGAGCAGTTGATTAGTGCCGAGCGGACGTACCGCCCGCAGTACAATCAGCTTGAGCTTGCTGACATTAACACCCTGCTTCGTGGTAGCGGAGAGGGCGAAAATAGGATAGAGGGTATCCTTGGGCAGCAGCAATATG